CCGGACGAGGCGCGTGCCCACCTGACCAGCCGGCCCAGCATCGCCCGCGGCGGTGCCAGCAGCCTGCACGTGAGCATCGAGCCCGTCGACCTGCGCAAGACCAAGCTGCCCGGTGGCATACCCACAGGATTTAAACCACTGGACAGGGAGTGGGACGGGGGCACCCACCCAGGTGAGCTGGGCCTGGTGGCCGGCAGCACCGGCACCGGCAAGAGCATGGCCCTCTGCTTCATGTCCGCGGCTGCCTTCTGGGCCGGCGCCAACGTGCTGTACTACACGTTCGAGCTCTCGCCCAAGCAGATACAGGAGCGCATCTCCACCGCCGTGCTCCAGAAGGGGTTGGCCCAGATCACCCAGCCCTGGGAGGACGAGCTGATAGACGCAGCTCAACAGCAGTTTGGTTTAAATTTTCCACCAGCCGCCGACATCGACATCCGCAACGAGCCCAGGGATTGGCCCGGTATCCTGGCCGACCTGGACTCCTACCAGCGGGAGTGGGGCAAGTACCCTGACGTGCTCATGCTGGACTCGGCCGACGACGTGGCGCCGCTGGTGGCCTACCGTGACGCCGAGCACCGCCAGCTCAAGGAAGCGTTCATCATGCTGCGGGACTACGCCGAGGCCAAGCAGATACGTATCTGGTCTAGCGCCCAGCTCACGCGCGACGCGGTCGAGAAGGCCAACGTCAGCCTCAAGCATATCGGTTCGGCTTACGCCAAGGCGCAGAAGTGCTACTACGTGCTGGGCCTGACCCAGACCGATGCCATGCGCAACGACGCCAACGGCCCCAAGATGATGCTCTATGTCCTCAAGGACAACAACTTCGGCACCGCCCACGCCACGCTGGAGGCAGCCGTGGCCTTCGGCTTCGGCAAGAACGGCTACCCAGGCTACGACATCGTCGCCACTCACGGTCTACCCAGCACGTCTATCTCCGGCGGCTTTGACGACGATGCTTAAAGCCGTCGCGTTCTACGACTGGCTCACTGACGCCGGCTTTCAGCCGGAGCTGGTGGAGGACGACGAGGAAATCATCGTCGCCTGCCCCCTGTGCAACGACGACCGCCCGCGCCTGTACATCAACACCGAGCGCGGCTCCTGGATATGCTTCCACTGTTCAGAGCAGGGTGGTATCTACCGTTTCATCCAGGTAGCGATGGGCTGTAACAGCTCCGAGGCCTTTGATTTACAGCGCAAATTCACCACCGCCAGCACCGAAGACCCCGATGATTTTTTCGACGCACGCATCCTCGAGCGCAAGCAGCCCGTGCCACAGAAGCTGGAGCTGCCCATGTCCTACCGGCCGGCGGGGCCTGACATGCCGACGATATTTAAACAGTACCTGGCCAAGCGTGGCATCACCCCGGAGCTGGCGCAGGCCCGTGGCATTGGCTACTCGGAGAGCGGGCGTTACAACCACCGCGTCATCATTCCCGTGGTCAACGACGGGCATTTACACACCTTCATTGCCCGCACCGTGCTGACCCAATGCCCCAACTGCATGGAGCTACTTGACCGCTGCCTGTGTCGACCGATCAAATACCCCAAGGTGCTGACCCCGAGCACAAAACACGGTGCCACGCCTGGCTTAGCTATCTATAACTTCGACGCTGTGATGGCGTCGGCAAAGCGCCCGGCTATCGTCATGGAAGGCTGGGCCGATTGCCTCGCGTCTTACCCCGAGCAAGCCGTGGCCCTCATGGGCAGCAAGGTAAGTAAGACGCAACTCGTTATGTTAACTGCACTGGGAAGGCAGCACGGTCTCATCCTCTGTCTCGACGGTGATTTCGCCGGCCTGAACGGCAGCCTGAAAATCGCTGAGGCTCTGGCGGCAGAGCTCATACGTGTGCGCGTGGCAGTCCTGCCAGAAGGGAGCGACCCTGGCAAGCTAATAGAGGACGGAAAAAAATCTGTCTTGGATGCTTGCATTAAGGCAAGCAGATCGTTTATGATGTGACGCAGAACAGTAAAACAGGAAAGAAGGAATCAATGTGAACCCTACCGTAGTCCGCATACTCAACGCGTTGTACAAAATCGCACAGGCGATCCCGCTGGTGGCCTTGCTGCTGGGGCTCAGCGCCGGCGGCACCAAGCTCCTGCTGGGAGTAGACTTCCTGGTCGGTGTGGGGCTCGCCTCCGTGCTCGACCTGCCTGAGCCGGCGCCGCCGGCCGAAGTCAAAGCGCCGTAGAGGAGGCCGGAGATGGACGAGTTTGACCTGGATGATGTACCTAACACTGCACCGAAGCGCCCGCTCACTGCCACTGTGGGCATCTCCCGCAAGGTGAGCGATGGTAACTACGGTGCCGGTGATGTCTTCACGTTCATCTCCGGCATTGCCCTCGACACCACACCGGACGAGATGGACGAGATGCTGCAACAGAGCAACCTTGCCTTCAACAAAATCAAGGCGTTCATCAAAGCCAAGTACCTGAAAACACTCAACGACCTACCGGGAATTTAAACCAGGAGAACAGAGAACATGACAACCGAGATTGACTTCAGCAAGTTTTACGAAGAGGCCGACGCTCAGGCATCCATCAACAGTCGCAACGACGTCAAGATGAGCAAGCCGTTCTGGACACCACAGTCCGGCGGCGCCAAGTGGAAGACCAACCGCGTGCGTATCCTGCCGCCGCCCAAGGGCAAGACGCGTGACAAGGGTGGCGACGTCACCTTCTACACCTGGGTGCAGACCCACAACCTGCCCGGCGCCAGCTACCCGGTGCTCTGCCCCAACAAGTACGCGGACGAATACTGCCCCGCCTGTGAGATCGCGCAGACGACGTTCGCTTCGGGCGACAAGGAAGGCGCCAAGAAGTGGTGGCCCCAGGCCCGCGCGATGGTCAACGTCATCCCGCTCACGCCGGACGGCAAGGGCTACATGGACAAGGACTACGCCGTCGTGGCCGAGCCCCAGGTCTACTTGTACGGCCTACCCAAGCGTAGCAACGACGACCTCCAGCTCAAGATTGAGGCGTTGGCCGAGGAAGACCCCGACCCCCACGCCCTGATGATTACCAGCCCCCAGTACGGGCGCGACGTCTTCATCCGCCGCCAGGGGCACGGTGCCACGGACACCCGCTACGAGATTGGCTTGGCCCAGAGTGCCTCGCCCATGCGTCCCGAGATGCTGGCGGCGCTGGCTGGCATGCACAGCCTGGAGACCGAGAAGCTGTACGAGCCCATCACCGCGGCGCAGATGAAGCCCCTACTCAGTGCGGCCAAGAAGCAGACCAAGGACGTGCTGGCTGAGGAAGAAGAAGAGGTAGAGTACGTCGAGGGCGAGTTCGCCCTGCTGCCCTCCGGTGAGACCGAGGACGACAACCCGTTCTCGGACGACGAGGAAGAGGCCGTCGAAGAGGAAGAGGAAGAATCTCCCTTCGCGGACGATGACGACGAGCCTGCAGCAGCACCGGCCGCGGCCAAGCTGTCCAAGGCTCGCGCCGACCTCGAGGCCAAGCTGGCCAAGGCCAAGGCCGCGAAGGCCAAGTAGTTTTTTCCTAGGGCAGAAGTTCCACAGGAGCCCGACAACGTACGATCTAAGGCGGCGACCGGGCGGTAACGGAGGCCCCTACTAGGAGTTTAAATTGCCCAAGACCAAGGACGTCGTTAAGGCCGCCGACAACATGGCGGAGAAGCTGTCGGAGAAGTACAGCAAGGGCAAGCTGGCCGGTGTGGTCAAGCAGGCCAGCGCTGAGCTCCTGTCCGACGTGAGCTACTACATCAGCACCCAGGCCCCGACCGTTGACTACATCATCGGCCGGCCTGGGGTTCCCGCCGGCAAGCTGACCACCATCTTCGGGCGCGAGGCCAGCGGCAAGTCCACCCTCGGCTACCACATCATGGCCGAGACCCAACGCCGCGGCGGACTGTGCATCCTCATCGACTCGGAGCAGCGCTTCCCGCGTGACCGCGCCGGGCTCATGGGTATCACGGCCGAAGACCTGGTAGTCATCGACGGCGCCACGGCGGAGCTGTCGTGGCCGGACGCGGCGACGCCGGGAGCGGCGCGGCTCACGTTGCCCGCGGGGCTTGACTGGCGCGCCTACCGTGGCTCGACCGCCCCGATCATGGGCTGGTACTCGACCGGTCTCGGACACAAGGCCCCGGCCGTCGCTCTGGTCGGCACCGGCCAGTGCCGACCAGAGGATCCGCTAATCACGAAACTCGAATTTATCGATGTCATGCTCTCTAATTCTGCAGAACTCGTAACGATTCCTGGCGAAAGCAGCAATCGGGTTGTACAGGTATCATTGGGGCGTTCTGCCACCGATCCAGGTGAAGAACCGGAAATATCACCGGAGGCTTGCCAATGAGTCAGCAGCCTATGAGTTTGCGCCGAGCCTTTGAGCTGATCCGAAGAAATAAGGCGGTGGTTGGCGGTGCCGTCGGGCTTCTGCTCGACCAGCGCGACCGCGTCGGTGACCTTCTTGGCCGCCGCGTCCTTCTTCGTGTCGTCGGGCGCGTCGTCCTTGTGCTGCTTCTTC